GGTCGGAGTAAAAATATTTGGTTTTAGACTTACCAGCAACATCAGAGCTAAGAACGAAGTTCTTGTTAGTGGTGTTAAAGGTGGGTGCCTCAAACAGACTCAAACCGCCGAGGAATGCACTCAGGTCATAGATAGCGAGCTCACTCTCAAAGGTTTCTTCTACATTGGCAGTAGCAAGAATGTTCTTGTTGATGCTCAGGGTAGAAACTTTGTTGCCAGGTTTGATAACGATGGACTTATTGATAGAACAGAAGTTCTTAAGGACATCAATTGTGCGGCGGGAAATAACAGTCATCGATTAGGATACTCCTCACGGGTTGCATTTTTATCATTGAAGTGTAGCAGCAGAAGTGCATAGTGCAGGATTTTAATAATGTCCCGCCGTGCGCTACCCTTCTTATCATAACGGGAAGCATACTTCAGGATGTTACTCCGACAGAACGCTTCACCATCTCCACAGGATTCAATCAAATCAAGGGTTTGGATACCAGCATCGCCAGTGGAGTAATGCTGATTGTAAGTTCCTTGAATGTACTGCTTCAATTCTTCAAGCAGTGCTTCTTCATTGTACTTCATTTTCAGATTCATCGGAAAGGTCTTCACCAGCATCAACTTTAGTGTAGAGTTCCAAGAACGATTGCTTGGTATCCTCATCAAAACGATTTACACAATTGGTGATTGCTTTAAGTTTATCACTAAAAATACCGTACGCTTGTACGATATGAACCAAGCGACGGGTTGTAATCACTTCATCGACGCCACCATCGAAGAAGGTTTTACGGATTACACCCGCCCACTTGACGAGGTTGTCAGCGAATTCACTGTCCTCACAATCGAACCTACCCATGGCATGCAGGAGGATTTTAGTTTCGGTGGCAGCAGTAGGGTACGATTGCTCAAAGGTAATCGGAAAACGTTCCAAGAACGCTTCGTTCAGTACATTAGTACCGATGAAGCGACCGTCATCGCTGCCCTTACCCTTGGTATTGGCAGTCGCAACAACAGTAAAACCAGGAGCGGGTTGAACGTAGCGTCCAATCTTCTTGAGGAAGACACCCTTGCCTTCTAGAATAGACTGAAGGCAGAGGATTTTGTTGGAAGCAAGGTCGATTTCGTCCAGGAGCAACACTGCTCCTCGCTCAAGGGCATCGATAACGGGACCGTTGTGCCATGCAGTATTCCCATCAACAAGCCTAAAACCACCGATAAGGTCATCTTCATCAGTCTCAATAGTGATATTAACACGAATCAATTCACGCTTCAGTTGAGCGCATGCCTGCTCAACGCCAAAAGTCTTACCGTTACCAGAGAGACCAGTGATGAAGAGAGGATAGAATCGCTGAGACTGCAGAACCTTTTTAAGGTCGGTGAAGTTCCCGAACGGGACAAAAGTCTCGTCTTTATCAGGAACAAAACACTGAGTTTCCCGTACGGGAACAGCAGACGATTGATAGGTCTGCTCAAGACGTTCTTTGACAGTGAGGTTCCACTTTCCACGTCCTACTTTGTACTGCTCCAGGCGCTTGGACAGGGTAGGTACAGAGACGCCAAAGTGTGCAGCAGTATCAGAAACAACAGACGCTCCAATCTCAGGACCGTTGTTGCTCAGGATGTAGTCGCGGACTTGCTCGGTAGTCAGAGGAGACTTGGCAGGCATGGTTTGTTTCGATTACTCCGTAATTATAGCATTGAAAAACCCCCTTAGCAAGGGGGTTGGGACACTTATTTTGGCGGTTCACCAATCTCAGTTCCCCCTCCTACTGGTCGGGGGAACCCTTTAATGAAGCATCCAGGATGTTCTTTTGAAAATTGTTCACAGACCCTTGCTTGGTTAGACCCTAGCATAATCTTTTCCTTATAAAGATTTGGGTCTTGTTTAGGGCAGTTGTATTTGATTAACCATCTCATACGATTTGCTCCACGAACGCATTTAGGAGAGTCTTGTTTGTCATCTTAGAACTCATGTGCTTCTTAAATGCACGTTGTAGTTCTGCTTTAGTAGGTGCATCACCCTTCTGTTTGACATCAATGCTCTCAGTACCACCACCAAAGTTAGAATTAGGCATCGTAAACATGGTGGAGAATCCGAGTCTGTCTTCGATTTTACAGAACCTGTTCTGAGCCCACTGCTTAAGGTAGACATTCATCTCAGGACATTCATAGTCAAAGACACGACGCAGCATGTTGTTTAGTTCAGACTTACTGCAAAGACGAATACCAATCCAGTTATAGTCAGTAATCTGACGATAGAAATCTACAATCTCGGTGGTTGTAGCATATGGATTTTGATTAATCTTCTTAGAGTAACTGCTATTGCGGTCACGAAGAATCCAAACTTTATTCATACTGTGGCAAAGAAGACGATTGCGATAAACAGGACCGCATTCATAAGTATCTTCTTCGTTGTATTTAGTCATCCTGGCAGCGAGGGGATTTGCCTCACCATCAGTGAGACATATAACGTTAACTTTCTGGATGTTCTCTTCTCGCTTAAATTGCTTGACGATGTAGGGAGTACACATAACTGCTTCTGCCAGAGGAGTGCTACCCAGACCATAGAACCAGTGACCACCATGATGATGGAAACCAGAGGACACAGAATAACACTGTGCCCAGACCAGTTTCATTTGCTCGTCAAGCAGACGAGGGGACATTTTGGAACTGAAGAATTCAAACAGTTTGAAGGTCGGGTCTACTCGAAGTACACGCTCCTCTTCCTTCTGAACTTGGAGTCCATTATCCTTGTGTCCGCCGACAAAAGCAAAGACACGGAAAGGAATGGAAACTTTCCTACAGAACCAAATTAGATTGTACAGTTGCTTCATGGTATCCATAATGCAACCTGCCATAGAACCAGACCAATCAATGTGCATGATTAGACCATGGTTCTTACCATCAGGAATGATAGTAACTTTCTTAAACAGGTCTTCGCTGTACTTGTACTGGTGCAGTTTATTGGTGTCCAGAACACCAGTGCGAGAAGTAGATGCACGATGATATGCATCTGCAGACTTCTTCATCTCAAACTGCTTGACCAGATAGTTAACAGATTTCTGAGCAGATTTTTTGAACTTGAAGTAGCGTTCCATCGTCCATTGATAAGAGTTGGAACTTTCAATCTCACTGAAGTAAGCACCGAGGTCGTGGTTTACAACCTTGTAAGAATGGATAATGCTATCAAGAATGGGTTCAGGAGTACTGATGTACAGCCACTCCTTTGCGTTGTCATCGACAAGCAGTTCTTGATTATCTCTCCATGCTTTATCGGTGATAGATTCAGTCTCATCGAAAGACTCACCACCTTCATTTTCCTGCTCACGCTTTTCTGCTTCTTCCAGCATCTCTTCATGAGTCATGCTTTCGCCAGACTCTTCACCAGATTCATTGCTGGACTGAGGACTATACTCTTTGTCTTCTTTCTCCTCTGTCTCCTCACCAGATTCAGAATTATTATAGGGAGTCTCAGGGAAAGAATCTTTCTCCTCTTCTCGCTTGCTTGCCTCAGCATACAGTTGCTTGGCAAGTTCAACAACGTCCTGAAAAGTTTCAGTCTTTTCAGTCAGTTCAACCCACTTAAGTTCATCCTCAGAAAAAGGAATAGACACGCCGTCCAGTAGACCAACCTTGAAGTGAAGATTGATACGGTCAATCAAAGCAAGTTTAGAAGTATCTTCGGAAAGAGTACCGAAGAAGTCGCGAGTGTTGAGTTCTTGATAACCCTTGTAGAAAGACTTACGGAGACCAGGATAGGTCACCTTCATCTTACGTTCTACACGAGCATCCTCTAGGACGTTTACGAAGTCCTTAGGAGCAGAACTATAATCCTCATTAGGAGTGTATAGTGCATGACCAACCTCATGTCCCACAAGGAGGTCATACACATCTCCAGTAACCTGCTTCCAGATAGGAAGCGCGAGAATCCGACGTTCGGTATCGAAGTAAGCAGTCGTAATTTTACGGTGCTCAACATTCAGGTTTTCGGTCGCAAGCAACTTAGCAAGAGTGCCTTTGACTTCGGTGTTGACCTGCATGTCTCTCTGTCGGTTACCCACGTATTATAGCAGCAATGGGGCACTCCGCGCAAGGGGCGGACAGTTATTTATTTGTCCACCGTGAGCTTGGAGAAGTCATTGATTTTCTCAAACTGCAGCGTACGCTGGAATCTATCCACCAGAATCTCACCCTTGTGAGAGATGACAAAGATATTAGAGTCTTGTCCCATGCCGTTCAGAATCTTGAGAAGTTCACTTGTAGAAGAATCGTCCAAAGAACTGTCAAAGACTTCATCCAGAATCAGGAGGTTCGTAGCGGCAGAGTTCTTAAGACGAGCGACTTCCCTCCAAGTAAACAAAAGCGCCAAATCAATTTTCTGCTTTTCACCCTCAGAAAAAGAAGAATAGGTGAAGTTGTCCCGAGAGCGGGACATAATTTTTTCATTGAAGTTCTCGTCAAGGGTGAAGTTGACATAGAAGTCCATGCTATGAAGATACTTGTTGATGAGTTTGTTGACAACAGGAATGTACTTTTTGATAATCAAACTTTTGATTCCAGTATCTTTCAGCAAACTAGACACAACTTTGAACTCATCGCCCTGCTTAGAAACTTCTGCACAATTCTTCTTGGTATCAGAATACTCCTTAGAGAGTGCTTCATACTTTTCTTTCTCCTCGGCAATCTTGGGAGTGTTAGTCTGAAGGTCAATGATATCTTTGTTGAGCTGTAGATTATCAAACTCCAGTTTTACAATATCACGCTCAAGAGTACCCTTATCTTTCTGCAGAGCAGTAATGAGTTGGGTTGTCTTCTTGATTTCTGTCAGTTGGTCAACAACACTATCAGTGGTTGTAGATAGTTCCTCAAGGGCATTATTCAGTTCTATCTTCTTAGTAGATAGTTTGGTCGTTTTATCTTCTCGGAATGAATCACTGAGGTCCTGAGTACACACAGGACAAGTCGCATTCTTCTCAAAAAACTTTATGTCGCGGTCAACAGAAGAACTCTTATCATTCAACTTAAACTTGATTTCTTTGAGTGAATCTAGTTTTGTTGTCAGGGAATCCACATTAGCAATGGTAGATTGTAGTTGCCCAATCTCAGTATCAAACCCAGTACAACGTTGTTGGTTATCTTTTATTTTATCTTCGTTGGTTTTTACTTTCAAAAGTTTTTCATTAACCCTATCTTCGTTAACAAGTTCGAGATTCTTAATATTACTTTGTTGAAGTTTAAGTTTCTCTTCAGAAAGATGCAACATATGTTGACAATCATTCTCTCTCTGTTTGAGGTCTGTCATCCTATCTTTGAGGAGAGTGTTCATGACTGAAAACACATTAATGTCCAGTAGGTCTTCAATAACTTCCCTGCGACTAGCAGCAGGAAGTTGCATAAAGGGGACAAATGTACTGCTTCCTAGGATAACAACCTGAGTAAAAGACTTATAGTTTAGTTTAAGAACATTCTGTTCCAGGTGCTTCTGATAGTCTCTGTTTGCTGCATCTTGGTCAACCAGTTTATCGTTCTCGTAGATTTCAAAAATGCCTGGTTTGATTCCACGGCGAATCATATACTTCTTACCACCCGCAACAAACTCAACCTCAACAACAGTACCCTTACCATTGATAGAGTTTACCAGTTGTGGCTTGTTAATCTTGCGAAATGGTTTATTGAACAAGACAAAACAAAGCGCGTCAAGAATGGTACTCTTGCCCGCGCCGTTAGTGCCTACAATCAAAGTTGAACTACGCTTTGTCAGAAAAACTTCAGTGAACTGGTCGCCAGTGGAAAGGAAGTTTTTCCAACGAATGGTTTCAAATTTAATCATCTCTTGGGGGAATCAGTAGTTCGTCTGCTGGAATAATGGTATAAAAATATCCATTCATTGCACAGTTCTGAGAGACCAACTCTTCGTTGACCTCAGCAATTTCTAGTTTAGCACTATAATCTTCTGCTTGCAAGAGCTCGTAATATCTTTCTGCGTCTTCTCGTTGTTCCCACATTTGTACGCAGCGGCGTTTCTCTTCATTCTTTACAGCATAAACACCGCCAGAAATTTTGTCTATGAGTACGTACATGCTTCTAGATACAACGTCTTAATTAGAGATTTGATGTTGTCTTTATTGACTTTGAACTCGCTCTCATCTATGTATGACTCAAGCATGGTCAAGGTATCTTCGGTTTCTATCACCTCATCACACTCTAACTCAGCAGTAATATCCTCAACAATCTTCAAGTCTGCAATAGGAAACTCTTGCAGAGTTCTGACTGTGTGGTCAAAACGTTCGTAGTTATTTTTCTCTTCGACAATCAGTTTGACATAGCAGTTAGCAAGTTCCTCTTCGGGGGGAAGAGTTGTCTCATCATTGTAAAAGATTTTATGGAATGTCGGGAACGGATTATTGTAGAAGGTTGTATTAAGATTCTCGGTATCTAAAACATGGAATCCCCTCTTGGCACCGTAGTCATTCCAATATAGTTGATATGGGTTACCAAGGTAATGAACGTTGCCTTTGGTAGATTTGAAGTGGAAGTGTCCAGAGAACACTTTATCAAACTTCGAGAAGATGCTAGGGTCTAGAGCACCCTTCATTGTAAATCCAGGGATACTCTCAAACCCGTTAAGCTCAAGATGGCCAAAGCAGACCCTAGCAGTACTAGAGTTGATTTTTCGGAAGGTGGCATCTCGGTTTGAATCACATATCCAAGGAAGAAGAAGTACACGAAGGTCATCAAGGACAAGCTCAGTAGGCTCATCATGGATGGTGATGTTGTCGTACTCTCCCAATAGTTGTTTAGGAGCATTGATTCTCAGGGTATTCTTGAAGTAGATGTCATGATTACCCACGAGCATATGCAGTTTTACACCCATCTCTTGTAGAGGGGTGAACCACATATCCTTTGCTGCATCAAGAGAATTGAAGTTGATACTCTTGCGCTTGTCGAAAGTATCTCCAAGGGCAATGACAGTATCAATATTGTATGCCTTAATAAAAGGAATGACAACTTTACTATAGAATTGCTTATACTTTTCTACGAATGCAAGGTGGTCATTCCGTACACCGAAGTGCTGGTCAGTTATCAGAAGGATTTTCATTCTTACCCTGTTCTAAATCACGAAGTCTTTTGCGCCAATAACCGCGCTCATTGTCATCACTGCACGAGTTGTCTCGTTCAATTGATTCTTGAAGTTCTTCCAGTCCATCTTTTGCCATTAGAGTTTACCTCCAACTACACCACTATTTACCACACGAGTGTAATCATCGAGGTTACCTTCTTGCAAAGCTTTAAGATGCCAACGGGTTGTGGTGAGGACATCATTATACCCAAGTCCAGTAATAAAGTGCTGTCCCAAGGGGTTTTTTAGAACACTGGTATGAAGACCGAAACGAGTCTTTATAATGTAGAATGCATCATCAATCCACTCTACATCTTCAGGAATTTCTTTCTCTGTGGTGCCACCAAACGAAGTAGAAAGTTTAATCTCAGGTTTTGTTTCGGTCATTAATAACTTCTGGAGTTCGACTCGATGCGATACTTGATGCTATTATAGTCCGAACTGCCTTCGCCGTCAACGGAAAACACCTGCTCGTATCCGCTGCGTTCAATAATTTTATCTTTAATGTCCATTTGACGCTTCTCCTTAGCGATGCGACGGAGGAAAGCGTAGTATACAATCTGAGTGAAGTATGCAAAAGGATTCTTCGACTTCTCAGGATTGAAGTTGTCAATGTATTGAATACAGTTTTCTACTCCATCACAAATCATGTCATCCTTATACATGTAGTTGATGAAGTTAGGTCTGTATGAAAGGTGAGTTGCAATCTTCAGGAAGCAATCACCGATGTAATTGTTTACACGGGGTTTGGGTTTACCTCTTATCTCTGCAATTTCCACATGCTCCTTATACCTGACCAGTTCATCCAAGAACTTCTTGTTGTCAACATAATGTTGTTTCTTTTTAGCAGGCATAGGAGTATATGTCATGTTATGATTTCATGATTATCCATACTGTATCATAATGATAATGATTTGTCAACTTGACAAGATATCAAATTATTAGTAGAATAACTCTGTAAGGGTTCAAGGGCAACTTAGCTTTTATTTCTTGAAGAGTTTCTCAAAGAGACGACGAGCGTCTTCAACTTTTCCAAGAGACCCCATCTCTTTGTCGGGGTCAACCCTTGCTTCATCATTATCAAGGTCCTTTGGGTCTTGACCGTTGATGTACAGTTGATACATCATCCTCATCTCAGGACTGAGTTCTGCCATTGTCAGAATGTCTTTCTGTCTGAGGATAAAGAAGTCTTCGTCAGAGAACTGCATCCAGCGGGTGAACCCCATACCTTTGACAGCCTTCTCTTCACTCACTTCCTTAGTAAATACTGCAACTTCAACTGGGTCAGTAATAAAGACAACAGAATCTTGTAGGTCATCGTCAAAACTAACCAATGCTTTGGTTAAAATGTCAATACCTGTTGATAGTTTAATAATGCAGTAAAATTCTTCGTCGTGTCTTACGTAATTAAGCATAAGTTACCTTAGTTTTACGTCTATGATTTCATAATCAAAGTTTTCCTCATTGTATACTTTAATCCTCTCAAGCAGATGACCTAAAGTAAAATTGCGTCGTCCACCGCGAGAGATGTCATCAGCAATATCATAGAGAGTAGCTTTGGATTTATTTTTTCCTTTCCTTAGAACACGACCTATAGATTGAAGGTTCCTCACTCTGGACTTAGAAGGAGAGGCAAAAATAACGTTATGTAAGTTCTTAATGTTGATGCCCGTTGAAAACGTGCCGTATGAAGCAACGATAATTGCATTGCTTGCTTGTTCTGTGAGAGCTCTGATTTCCTCTCGCTCCTCAACGTCAACACCACCGTATACAAGATACGTTGGTCTTTCTGTGGAACTATTTATCATCTCGTAAAGAGGCAGTCCGTGGCGTTCTACATAGTTAAAGAGGATGAGAGTGTTCCCTGGTAAATCTGCTGCAAGATTACGGATGAATTTATTTCGTCCATCGTGTGATGTGATGTACTCCATTTCATCCTGATAAGATGAGAACGCTTGATATTCATGTTTCAATAGTAATATCTTTACCTTCAGGTCAGCGACGTGACCTTCCTTCATTAAATCTTTTGTTCGTGTGACTTGACTGCACTTACCAAACAAACCTTCCAAAACAAGTTGATTGGTTTCCAAACCATCTAGTGTTCCTGTGAATCCAACTCGATACTTACACTCATGCAGTTTCCCCATCAAAGAAGTAAGAGATTTAGCTTTGAATTGGTGCGCCTCGTCACCGATAACAACGTCAAACCTATCAAACCACTTTCGAGGTTCCTTGTAGATAGATTGCCAAGTGGTAATTACTACCTGATGCTTCGTGTATTTTTCTTGCCCCGCATATATTTTATGGCAATATTCGGACGCCATCCATCCGTATTCCTCAAAGTCCTTGTACATCTGCTCGACAAGAGAGGTAGTAGGGACGACGATTAGAACGTTTCTATCAGAGTTGACGTGATATCTGACAAGAGAGTAAATCATCAAGGACTTGCCAGACGCTGTAGGTGATAGTAAGAGTCTGCGGTTATACCGCAGTGCCTCATACACCGCCATGTACTGATACGGGCGGACTTTATGCGGCAGATTTAGGGAACGAATGAATCCAGCAACTCCCTCAGGTGTAATCATTTCGTTCTCATCTGTCGGAGAACCAAAGAATTTACAGTCTTCGATACTATACTCGTACCCACGTTCCTTCAACCACGCGACGAGGTACGGGTATAGACCGACATATATTTCTCCTGTTCCAGGAGAAT